CCTTATGATTTACCTTACTTAAAAGATAGTGTAATCAGTATGATAAATTATAAAAAATCTCACCCTAAAAAATTCCTAAAAAAGTGATTAGATTATTTGAATTAGATAACCGTATAATTAAACCAACAGAACATTGTTACTCTATTACGTGGTTAAAAGCTATTATGGATGAATATCCTGATGACTATATTACCATATACGCATATATATTTTATATGTCATGCCCTAGTGAAGAAAACCCATACTTTAACAGACCTATAAAGGAAAGAGAAGAATTAATCTTAAGAGATTTAAAACATGATATAGATACTGAAAGTGAATCTATAATCTATGCTGTAGAAAAAGCAACGGAGTTATATGAAACACCAACAGTTAGAGCGTATATAGGAATAGTTACTCTATTAGATAATATGACGGACTATATAAAAGAAACTGAAATAACAACTGGTAAAGACGGTAACTTTACATCTCTTATAAGGATAGCTGAAAAATTTGATAGCATCAGACAATCTTATAAAGGTGTAGCTAAAGATTTACAAGAAGAACAAGAGCAAAGAGCTAGAGGAAATGAAAATCTAGGTTATGACCAAATGTAATGAGACAAGATAAATTTAATAAAGTAATTCCTACTTGGGAGAACGGTAAATGGACAGAAACAACATTTACAGAATTAGAAGATTATAGAAGCTTCTTAAAGTCATGTTTTAAAGAACCTGGTAAATATAATTTTGGAAAAACATCAAAACTATTCAATGAGCAAGCTGAGCTTTTTACAAAAAAAGGAGCTTATTGTTTTGAAACTTATAGAAGCAAAGCTTTTATAGATTACTGGGATTTTGAAAAAAAGAAATCAACTCAAGGTTGTATTTTTAAAGAGGGTGAAACTACATGGTATCTGACAAGAGATTATTACTTTTGGATAAACTTTCTAAAGATTTATGATAAGGTAAAAAAGAGATTTGACTTTCCTATAGTGTTAGATGTTCAATATCATATGGCACTATATGAAGAATTAGCTGAAGCTCATGATAAACATTGTAGCATAACTAAGAAAAGACAGATTGCTTCTTCTTATTTCCATATGGCTAAAATTATTAACCGTATATGGTTTGATGAAGGAGCTATAGTAAAGATAGGAGCTTCTCTTAAAGATTATATTAATTTATCAGGTTCCTGGAAATTTTTAGAAGAATACAAAGCCTTTCTTAATAGTCACACCGCTTGGTATAGACCAATGAACCCTAGTAAAGTTCTTGAATGGCAACAAAAAATTGAAGTTGTAAAGAATGGTAGAAAGAAAGATGTAGGTCTAAAAAGTATGATTACGGGTATGTCTTTTGAGCAGTCAGCTACTAAGGGTGTAGGGGGTCCGTGTAATTTATTTTTTTATGAAGAGGGTGGTATAGCTCCTACGGCTGATAAGACTTATGAGTATATAAGACCTGCTATGAAATCAGGAGAAATAACAACTGGTTTATTTATTATAGCCGGTTCAGTGGGTGAACTTAAAGATTGTGAACCCTTAAAACAAATGACTCTTCACCCTGTAAACAATGACGTTTATCCTGTAGAAACTAATCTAATAGACCATAAAGGAACAGAAGGTTTATCAGGTTTATTTATACCTGAACAGTGGGGTATGGCTCCTTATATAGATGAATACGGTAATTCTTTAGTTGAAGACGCTTTAAAAGCTTTAGAAGAAACATTTATAAAGTATAAAAAAACTCTTACTCCTGAACAATATCAATTAAGAGTCTCACAAAATCCTAGAAATATAAAAGAAGCTTTTGATTATAGAGAAGAAGCAATATTTCCTTTAGGTTTAATAGAATATCAGAAGAGACAAATAGAAGATAGAGCTTATCCTTTTGAGCTAATTGATTTAACAGAAGACTTACAAACGGGAGCTATAAAAGCTAAACGTACCAATAAAGCTCCTATTAGTACATTTCCTATAAAATTAAATGAAGAAGATAAGGAAGGTTCATTAGTAGTTTGGGAAAGACCTGATGAGAACGCAAAGTGGGGAACTTATATTGCTTCAATAGATCCAGTGTCTGAAGGTAAAACGGTGACTTCTGAATCATTAACATCAATATACGTTTATAAGTCACCAACTCATGTAAAGAGATATACAGATGAGGGTGAAGAAAACTTTATAGAAGGAGATAGAATAGTAGCTGCTTGGTGTGGTAGATATGATGATATAAATGATACTCACAATAAATTAAGATTGATTATAGAATGGTATAACGCCTGGACGCTTGTTGAAAATAACATATCTCTTTTTATTAGATATATGATAAAAGAAAAGAAACAAAAGTTTCTTATACCTAAAAACCAAATGGTCTTTCTAAAGGAAGCTCAATCTAATAAAACTGTTTATCAGGAATATGGTTGGAAAAATACAGGAACCTTGTTTAAATCTCACCTTCTAAGTTATCTAATAGAGTGGATAAAAGAAGTAGTAGAAGAAGAAATAGATGATGAGGGAATTGTTAAGAAAAAATTTCATGGGATACGGAGAATACCTGATATAATGGCAATGAAGGAAATGGAAGCTTATAAGCATGGATTAAACGTGGATAGATTGGTTTCATTAGCAGCATTAATTTCTTTCATAAAAGTAAGAGAGTCTTCTATACAAAGAACAACAAGAGTTGAAAATGAAGTATCTCAAAACTTGGATAATTCAGAAAATTTGTATAAATTAAAGAGTAATCCTTTCCGCAATATAGGTACTAATAAATCTAGTAAGTGGAATAAGAATGTAAGATCACCGTTTAAACGTATTGGAAAATGAAAGTATATAACGCATTAGATTTAAAATCAGGAAAAAAAATAAAGCGTGACAGAATTGGTACTATAAGTCAACCTCTTCAATTTATACCAGCTTCTGAAAAAGATATGGAGTGGACTGCTTGGAATATGGATTGGTTAGAGTGGAACGGTATAAAGCAATTAGATATAAACGCCAGAAGACTCATGAAGAACTATAAACTTGCTGAAGGGATTATAGACAAGTCTGATTACATTGTTGAGGAGAATAATGAGATGAAAGATGTAGTAGACCAGCTTTCTTCAAATAATGAATTGGAAGCATTAGAGTTAAAGTTTTATGCTATAATTCCTAATGTTGTAAACACACTAATGGCTGAGTTTTCTAAACGTAATAAGAGAGTTAGTTTCCGTGCTATAGATGAGTATACTCATAATGAAATACTTTCACGTAAAAGAGAAGAAATAGAAGACGTTTTAGTTAAACAAGCTGAAGCAAAGCTTATTCAGCAAATGATTAATCAAGGAGCAGACCTTGAAGATCCTGAAATTCAACAGATGATGCAGGAACAAATGTCTCCTGAAAATCTAAAGACTCTTCCTGAAATACAAGAATTTTATTCTAAAGACTATCAAGTTATTGCGGAGAAATGGGCTTCTAAACAACATCAGATAGATGAAGAAAGATTTAAAATGGATGAGCTTGAAGAAATAGCTTTTAAAGATAAGCTTATAACAGATAGAGAGTTCTGGCATTTTAGAATGATGGAAGATGACTATGAAATTGAATTATGGAATCCAGTATTAACATTTTATCATAAATCTCCTGATGCTAGGTATATATCTCAAAGTAACTGGGTTGGTAAAAGTGAGATGCTTACTATACCTGACACTATAGATAAGTACGGATGGTTAATGAATGAAGAACAATTGTTATCATTACAAAACCTGTATTCTGATTATTCTTCTGCTTACGCAACAACAGGTTATCAAAATGACGGTTCTTTTTATGATGCTACTAAATCACATAGTTGGAATGTACACGGTCCTTCTTTGGGTTATAGACAACTAACATCTATGCGTGAAAACTTTATTACTGGAGGTAATGATATAATAGATTGGGTATTGGGTGAATCTGAAAACTCTGTTGAAAATAGAGATATGTTAAGAGTTACAACAGCCTATTGGAAATCTCAAAGAAAATTAGGATACTTAACTAAGATATTAGAGAATGGTAGTGTTGAAACTTCTATTGTATCTGAAGAATATAAGATTTCAGATAAGGCTATTTATAATACAAGTTTAATTTCTAATAAGACTCCTCAAAACTTAATATATGGTGAACATATTGAGTGGGTATGGATTAATCAAACTTGGGGTGGTTTGAAAATTAGTTCTTCTAGACCTTCATTCTTTGGTTCAGAATCAGGAGAAGAATTAGAACCTATCTATTTAGGAATAAATCAAAACAGAATAAAACCTCTAAAGTTTCAATTTAAAGGTGAGTCAACGCTATACGGGTGTAAAATTCCAGTAGAAGGACGGGTGTTTTCAGACCGTAACGTAAAATCTACTTCATTAGTAGACTCTATGAAACCTTTCCAGATTGGTTATAATATAGTAAATAATCAAATATCAGACATCCTTATAGATGAAATAGGAACAGTAATATTACTAGACCAAAACTCACTACCTAAACATTCATTAGGAGAAGACTGGGGTAAAGGCAACTTAGCTAAAGCTTATGTTGCTATGAAAGATTTCAGCATTTTACCAGTAGACACTAGTATCACTAATACTGAAAATCCTTTAAACTTCCAGCACTATCAACAATTAGATTTATCACAAACTAATAGATTGATGTCACGTATTCAATTGGCTCAGTATTTCAAACAACAAGCTTTTGAGCAAGTAGGTGTTTCACCTCAACGTATGGCTCAACAACTTGGTGGAAAAACTTCAGCAACTGAAGTAGAACAAATACAAGCTGGTTCTTACGCTCAAACAGAAAAACACTTTATTGAACATAGTGACCATCTTATGCCTAGGGTTCATCAGATGAGAACAGATTTAGCACAATGGTATCATTCTCATAAGCCTTCTGTTAGATTACAACATATGAACTCTTTAGATGAAAGAGTTAATTTTGAAATAAACGGTGAAGACTTAATGCTAAGAGATATTAATGTTTTCTGTACAACTAAAGCCAATCATAGAAAGGTGTTAGAACAAATGCAACACTTAGCTATTTCCAATAATACAACAGGAGCTAGTATATATGATTTAGGTAAAGTAATGCAAACTGATTCAATAGGAGATTTGAATACTACTCTTAAAGCAGCGGAAGAGAAAGCTCTTAATGAAGCTAAGCAACAAAGAGAACATGAAGAAAATCTTGCAAGAATGAACGCTGAACAAGCTGAAAAAGAAAAAGCGATGATGTTAGATCATGAAGCTAGAGAAGCTGAGAAAGAGCGTAGAAAAGACATTCTTGTAGCTGAAATACGTGCTAGTGGTTTTGGAGCTATGCAAGATATTAACAATAATCAACAATCTGATTTTATTGATAATATGACCAAGCTTAAACAGACTGAACAATATCAAGAAACTATAGATATACAGAGAGAAAAATCAAATGCTTCACAACGTCAACATTCTGATAAAGTAAATATTAAGCGTGAGGAACTTGCTCAAAAACGTGAAGCAAAACAAATAGATTTAGCTATAGCTAAAGAGAATAAAAATAGGTATGATTACCCAAAGAAAAAACCTGATAATAATAAAAGCAAGTAAATCATAACTATATAATGTGAAATTATTTAAAGTTTACAAGAAATAAAAAACTTTAAATGTTTATTAATATATAAGTTTGTAGTATATTATACTTAACAAACCAACAAAAAACCAACAATAATATGAAAAACGTTAAAAAAGAAGAAACATTGATTCAAGAGGTAGACGTTAATATAGATGAACTATTAGGAACTCCTGGTGCAGATTCTGTAATGAATGCTGATGAAGAACCTAAAAGAACTGTCTTCACTAATCCTAATATTGATTTAAAGTTTTTAGATAAAGAAAAACCAACTGAGGAAGAAGAGGAAGAAGAGGAAGAAGGAGCTAAAAAGAAAGTTGAGGATGTAGAAGATGTAAAGAAAGTTGATAATGAGGAGGAGGAAGAAGAGATTGATACTGATTTAAAGTTTTTAAATGAAGACGGAAATAAAAAGGAAGAAGAAGAGGAGGAAGATAAAAATAAAGGTGGGAGACCTTCAGCAATAGTTACCGCTACTAAATCTCTAATTGAAGAAGGAGTACTTACACCTTTTATTAATGATGATGGAGAAGAAGAAGATATTAGTAAATATTCAGCTGAAGACTTTCAGGAGTTAATATCTGCTAACTTCAAGTCACAAAAAGAAAAGTCACAAAAAGAAATAGCTGAACAATTTTACACAGGACTTCCTCAAGAAATGCAACAAGCTTATGAGTATATAGCTAATGGTGGAACAGACATTAAAGGAATGTTCTCAGCTTTAGCGTCTACAGCAGAGTTAAGCAGTATTGATGTTACTTCTGAAGATGGTCAAAAGCAAGCTATAAGAGCTTATTTACAAACTACTCAATGGGGTACACCTGAAGAGATAGAAGAAGAAATTCTTAGTTTGCAAGATAAAGATGAGTTAGAAAAGAAAGCTAACCAGTTTAAACCAAAGCTTGACGCAATGCAAGACAGCATAATCAAGAAAAAGATAGCTGATCAAGCTGAACAAACTAAGCTTAGACAAGAGCAATCAAAAAAGTATATAGATACTGTATACACAACTTTAGAAAAAGGTGCTTTAAACGGATTAGAGTTAGATAATAAAACTCAAAATTTATTATACTCAGGATTGGTTCAATCAAACTATAATTCAATTAGTGGTAAACCTACAAATATGTTGGGTCATCTATTAGAGAAATACCAATGGGTAGAACCTAATCATGAATTAATTGCTGAAGCACTATGGTTGTTAGCAGATCCAGAAGGATATAGAGGTTCTATTAAAACTGTAGCAACTAAAGAAACAAACAAAGAGACTTTTAGAAAATTGAAAACAGAACAACAAACTTCTAAAAGTGGTAGTCATAATTCTTATAGTGAAGAAAAGAACTCAAGAAAGGTGGCTAAGAGCGGAATATCAAGAAATAAAAATAGAGATTTTTTTAAAAGGAGTAAGTAAAAAGTAAACAATTATTAATTTTTAAAACGTGAAAAAAGATGTCAACACCAGTTTTTAACAATGGCTTGTTTTTGAGAGATACTTCTTATGAGACAAGCTCACATGTTGATTCTTATCACTTAAGGAATATGCTTAAGGATAAAGAACCAACAGATTTAGGTCCTATTGATTTATGGGCTATGACTCAAAAGGTAGAAATGCCACTCTACCAAATGTCAAACTTCAGTGGAAAGAATGTAATAGAAGTAAATAACGCAAGAGGGGAGTGGAAATGGCAAACTCCTATTGTTAATGACTTACCTTATGTTACTGAAGATATTGAACCAGCAAATTCTCAAAAGGGTATTGATGGTACAACTTTCAAAATCAAACTTAATAAAAGAGAGTTTGGTCACGGAGATATAATTACTTATGATAAGTACAACGGAGTTGAACTTATTGTTTCACCTGATCATGATATTCTTCCTATTGGGGATGCTTTTATCTATACAGTTAGGTTGATCAATAATGATTCTTACAAGTTCTTAGATAATAAGTTCTTAGCTTCAGGAACACAGTTCTTTAGAAAAGGTTCTGCTAGAGGTGGAGATTATGGTGAAAGATTTTCAGACATCCAAACTAAATCTGGATACAGAGAGTTCTTTAATTATGTTGGTGGAGCAGAAGCTCATGTTCACTATTCAATAAGTCATAAAGCTGATATGATGCTTAAAGGTGGAATGAATGCTGACGGAACAATTCCTGTAACTGAAATTTGGAAAAGTTTTGATAGAGAATTACAAGATCCTTCAATTAGTTCTTTGGATGACATGGTTAAGCTAAAAGGTAAAAGCTATGTTAAAAGAGCATATGAAAACGGAGACCTTTCAAAAAGTTTTGTAACAAAATTAGAAGCAGCTCACTTGTCTAAAATTGCTACAGATATTGAGACTTACATGATGTGGGGTCACGGAGGTAGAGTAGTTCAAGATGGTCCAGAAGATATTAGATTATCAGTTGGTCTTTGGAAACAACTTGATAATTCTTTCAAGAGAGTTTATAACAAATCTAGTTTCTCATTAGAGTTATTTAGAGCTGAGTTATACAATTTCTATAACGGAAGAGTAGAGTTTACAGGACCAGATCCTCAAAGAAAAATAGTTGTTCAAACAGGTATGGGAGGAATGAGAATGGTTAATGAAGCTATTAAGAGAGAAGCAGCATCTCAAAACTTCACAATATCAGCTTCTGAAAAAGATGGTATTGGAGCTATCAAAGGTCAAGGTATGAATTTAGGATATGGATATGCGTACACTAGTTATGTAATTCCTTTCTTAGCAAATGTAGAGTTTATCATAAACCCAGCATTTGATAATGTTCATACTAACAACATTGAGAATCCAGTGATTGATGGTCATGCTTTATCTTCTTATTCTTTCATCATCTTTGATATTACTGAAGGAAAACAAGATAACATCCATATGTTGAAATATGGTCATGATAATGAACTTAAATGGTGGTATCAGAATGGTACTATGGATTACATGGGTAGAAGTCAAGCATTCCAATCTTCAGGTCAGTTTAGTGGATACCGTGTGTATATGACTCAGGTGATGCCTGCTATTTGGGTTAAAGATCCTACTAAAGTTCTTAAGATAGTTATGAGAAATCCAGTAACTGGAGGTTCTTTCTAAACATTAGAATATATTAAAAGAGGAAGAGTTTTACTCTTTCTCTTTTTTTT